TTAATTTTATTCCATTGTTAATAATAGGAGTACCTGCAATAGTTCCACCATTCTCGATCACTGTTGCAGCGTTCTCGAAGTTCTCAGCAAAAACACAGCCACGTTCACGCTCTGCTGGTAAAGAATTGTTTAATAGTTTTGACATAGAAATTTTTAGGGCTGGGCTTTCCAGCCCTGTAAAATTATTTTGCTACTGTCTCTTCTTCTTCCTCTACAACCACATCACTTGCCTTTACTGCGTTGAACTCTTGATGCAAGGTTTTAACCTGCGCTGTAGTAACACCACACTTTTGAGCAATGCTAAGATAACCGTTTGCTTCCTCAATATTAGCGAACTCTGCGATCACTGCGAGGACAATTTCTTTAGAAAGCTCCGGTAAGCCAGTTGAAGCTCCAGGAGTTTCCACGGTTACTTTGTTTACATCTGTTTTGGAAACACCAGCGTCACTCATTGTTGGTGCTATATCTTTAAATGCCATAAGTTTAATTCGATTTAAGCTGCCTTAGTTAATGTTGCATACCACCAGGAAGTCCCGTTTGAAGTGACGAGATATACATTAGCGTCACCATCAGCATCATCAACAATCCTGGTAAATCCAGTTCCAACGGAAGCAGGAGTACCAAAAGCTGTATCTAATTCAGCATCAGTTGGTGGATTGCTAACATTCGAGATGTCTCGTGGAATTTTAATTTGCTGTGAGGATTTTTCCATATTAGTACATTTTCTTATTATATAGAGTCCAGTCAGCGTCATCAGCATCTCCAGTAGAAGCTACGACTTTGAATCTAATATACTTAGCTGCGAAAGGAGTATCAATCACCCATAAGTCTGTTGCTGTGGTACTAGCGACTCCAAATAAGTCTGAGGTTACATCCTGATAAGCACATGAAGCCGGAGCGGTTCCATCGTCTTGAAGTGAGGCTTCACAAGTCACAGTACAAGTTCCAGAACCTCCATTCAAAGTCATTTGAGTTGCATTGTATTTAACTCCATCCATACCAACATAATAGTAGTAAGTCGCATCAGCTCCGTTCGTAACGGCAGCTAATGTTTCCTCTACATGATGTTCTGAAATTGGATCAGCCTCAGAAGTCTTATTAGTTCCGGTTGACCAGTCATAGCCAGCATTAACTCGCTCACCGTACAGATTAAAGATACCGTCTGTACGGTCATCACTAGCCACGGCTGCAATTTGTGCGCTTCTGGCACGCCCACCGACCTTAATCGGCTTGTCAGCGTCTGCTGCGTCATGGGCTACTGTACCCTCAACATCCATGTCAATGCTCTCGACTGTGATATCAGCGTCAACTTTGAGACGACCACTAGTGTCGTCAACTATTAAATTACGAACCTCTCCCCCAGAAGCAGTTATCGCTCCTTGAACAGGAACTCGGTTTACATCCCTCTTTAAAGTTTCATCTGCCATATAATTTTGTTTAGTTAAACTATTTAGTCCCCGTCACTTAGTTTTAGAGCTGTGGATCACAACGATTAGTTGACCTCTATACAAGTGACGAGTCAAAACAGTCTAAATTATATTACTTAATACTGTTTTGGCATGGATACCAGTTTAAAGGTTTGAGCCATTAAACCAGATAACCAGCTTATTTCTTAGCCCCATTTTTACATGAGACTAAGGATAAATTGACTATTTAGCAGCTTTCTCTTCGGCTGGAGCTTCGTCAGCTGGAGCTTCTACCGGAGTTTCCTCCACTGAAGCTTCTACCTTCTCATCTTCAAACATAGTGTGTCTATTTAATTATAAGTTGTTTACATAGTCACCAATAGGTGATTTGCCCCAAGTCCTAATCAGCTTCACTACACCTGAAGCAAGTGCTGCATAAACCATTGGCATAAATTCAGTATCAGCTAGACCAAGAAATGTTATTACAAACCAAACGGCTATTAGAACGATTAGAATCTCAAGTGCGTGAATCAGTGATTTTAACAATGCAATTTTAATGTTGTCCATACTATTCTATTATTAAATCTACAAATAAATACCCGTTTCTACTATCGACTAGAAGTGGTCGGGTACTACCACTGGCATTAACAACTAAACTTGAGTGAATTTTATTGTTGTCTATTTCTGAGTCATTGAGTGTAGAGGTCTTATTGGCTACTGCTGCTATATCCAGTAGTAAGCGCCCAGTAGTAGGGCTAACTTTGAGATCAATCGGTGTCACACTGTCAGCACTAGACACACCCATGACCTTATAGACTCTATTTGAATCTGTTACACCCATATACCTTTCCTTTTGGCTTCTTTAATTACAGCCCTTAGATCAGATTGCTGGCTCTCAATGTGAAGTTTTATTTCTTCCAGTTCCACCCTTGCTTGCTTATTTGCTTCCAATTTTTCTGCCACCAACCTCTCTCGAACGAGTAGGCTTTCATCTTGCTCATAATATCTTTTATTCTCTTGTTGGCGCAACTGCTCGTTGGTTCTGATTCTTGATTGGAGTTCTTCATCTTTTTCTTTTATAACTTCCTCATAACCCATTAGTTTCTTTTTCTTGTCAGACAATTCGTTAAGATCAGTCTCGATTTCCTTGTTACGGTTCTTTATATCTTCGTCCAAGGCGTTTATCTTTGACTTTTCTTTTTTGAGAGCGTTCTCTTTTTCATCAAGTCTGATCAGTTTATCATTCCAGTGCTTCCTTTTTTCTCCTGCCTCTCTCAGCAGTTCTTCTATGGGAGTGAGTAAAATCTTTTTCTCTTTTCTCAACTTAACAACATCAAACTCTAATTGATTCCTTTCTTGGATTAAAGCATGATCCGGGGCCAGTTCAGCGAAGCGTGTTTCTGCCTCTCTAATGCGCCCATTGATATCGTTCAAGTTATGCTCGGCCTCACTAATGGCTTTGTGCAAATTCTTGGCTCTTTGTAAATCTAGCTCCTTAACTGCTTTAATCTGCTCTTGTGCCTCTTTTTTAGGCAACAGTTCCATATTATTCTGCTAGTCCCTCAAACTTTTCTTCTTCTGTGTGCATTTTAGTAATATGTGATTTCATTCCTCGTTCTGTATTGAACGTAGAGCCACATTTTTCACACTTAAAGTCTTTTTCTGCGGTTTCGGAATTAGCAATCTCTGTCTCCAGTTTTTTTTCTGACAAGTCTTCGCTTGAGGTTCCCATTAAGCACTTATTAACAAACTCAGCATGAAGGTCTTTACGACCTGGCTCAATATTTCTATCGTTCATCACTTTATCTGCCAGATGTTTTGCAAAATGGTTTGCCAATCCCTCTGGTAGATGAGTTTCGGTCTGTGTTCTGAACACATAAGGCTCGTTATCCCAAGTATAGGTAAAGTCCTCGTTTGTCCAGTTAAAGAATGTTGTAATCTTTGGCATATATATATTTATTATTCCCCCAGGGGAAGGGGAGTCAAGATGTGAGGGAAACATCCTTGTCGGGGGCTACCCTAGACTCCCCTAAATAATTAATCAATCTGTAAGTAAATTGCAGTGTATTCTGTATCTACACCTGCCATGATTGCTTTTCCGATGACTGGCTCTCCAACTGCGTCAGCTACCTCAACGGCACCTGCAGTAGAAGTTCCAGTAGTTAGATCAGCACCAATAGCTAAGGTTTCGTCAGCTAAGGCTGAACAAACTCCTTTAGTCTGTAACCAACCGTAGTATTCAGCAGTGATTGATACGTTTGGGATTCCAGCCACCATATCGAGCTGGTCGGCAACTGCAATTACAGTGTCCTTCCAAGGGTTCTTTTGTAAAGAAGCCTTTGAAGAAGTGGTAAGAGCAACTTTGACTGGCTCTGACAGAGTCACAACGAGATCTGCAGAAGCCAAAGCTGCTGGGTGGCCACTAATGAGGTAAGCGATTCCCTCACCAGCTGCGTTATTCATTACCAAATAACCATTCGCATAAGCGTCAGCAACAGCTGCGGTAGCTCCTAAGGTCACTGTAACTTTAGTGTCGCCAACGGCAGCAGGAGCAGCCACGGCAATATTTTCGTGGTTAGCTGCCTGAGCTGCACAAACAGCCAACTTTCCTGGGGCAAGAGCGGCTGCTCCTGCCGCGGTATATCGGTAACATCGTCCATCCGTGGTCATACCCATTGTTCCGACTGGTAACTCCTGAGTAGAAGTAATAGTACGGGTATCATTTGGATGTAAAGACATCATTCCTGATAAAGACATAATCTTTAAGTATTAATTTGAATTAAGATAGGCCAACTGAGCCTATATTTTCTACAATAACCCATCGAGTTGCACTTACTCCAAAGAGTACAAGTGTTTCCTCAGCAGCGTTAAACGTAGCAATTGCGTTAGTTCCATCGTAGTCACCTGCGGTGCAAGTGACGGTGTGTCCTGCGGTTCCAGCATCTGACTGTGTGATAACCATAAGTTGGCCCTTGACAGGTGCTGCAATAGTAGCCTCAATCTTTACTGTTGAATGATTCAGTTCAACAAATGAATCCGTGGATGCAATAGCACCAGAAGCGGTAAGCTCCGTAGCAGTAAATATCCCTGGATAAATAGTTGCACCCGCCTTTAAGGCTGGAACGTAATCTTCAGCTTGAAGAGCCATAGATCAAATGATGAGTGAATTAAACTGACGTTACTCCTGTGAGAACTCCGTTGTAGCGTGGATTATTGACGGTCATATTACCTGCAAAGATAATTCGTCCAATCAACGCTTCTTGGTTTGCTGGGCGTACCCAGTCAGTCCAATGGAACCCAAGACCCTTAACAGAAGAGTAATCATTACCCTTAATGTCAGTCATCTTAAAGTTAACTGGGCTTGAATCTGGATAATCAATGGCCTTGAAGTCAATAGTATCTTCGTTAACGAAGTACAGATAACCAGAAGTACATTTTTCATCAGCAAGAATTGGAAAGCCTTTGTAATAAAGACCAGTGAATCCTGTTCCACCAACCAATCCATTTTTTACCATGGCTACATCTTTACTGATTCGTTCTTGTGGCTGCAAAAGCTGCTCATAGAGATTGAATACAGTTTCAGTAGTAAGTCCAAGTGAAGGTTTGTTTGAGCCTGATGTAACGGCACTATAAAGAGTTGCCATTTTTGCTAGAGTCAAGGCTCCACCAGAAGCAGTCACAGTTGACTTCAAGCTGGTGTAAGTAGTTCGGCTCTGTCCACCGATCGAACCTACTGTGGTTCCATCATCAATCAAGGCTGCTAGGCCCAGAATATCTTTAGAGCCATTTCCGGTTCCGTCAGCATAGAACTGAGTACCGAGATCATCAGCTAAATCTGCTGCTGTTGAACTCATCTCCATTTCCATTAAATCAAGTACCTTTTCCTGAGTACGGTTTTTAGCCAACTCAGTCTTTGCCAGTACTACTGGCTTCTCTACGAACTTGGGATCAAAAGTAAGTTTTACTCGTGTATCCGAAGTAGTAGTCGAAAGTGTGTCATATCCATCGAATGAACCACCTTGTGTGTTCTTTGCGATCTTAACAGGGATTTCTTCCTGCGCTCCACGGAACCGTTTTGACTTACCCACAATGCGGGTAAAACCAACGTTTGAACCGAGTACAGTATCAACTACCATAGGAGCAAGGAAATTCCTTGTTACTGTTGCGACTTTATTTGATACGCTCATATTAGTTTATGAAGTCCCTTGCAGTTTTCCCTTGTGTGAATCCGAAGGTTCTAGGTGCTTCTTCTTCGTCAGTGTTTGTTGATTTATCATCTCCTGCAATCTCGGCCACCTTCTTCTTTGCTTTGTTAGAAGGCTTTTTGTCATCAAGAGCTAACCAGATATCGTAGGCTTTCTCTAAATCTATGAAGCCTTTACCGTCTGTTGGTTGGTATTTTCTGGCTACATCTAGAATAGCATTACGGGTTGCATCATCTTCATCTGTGAGATTTAGACCATGCTCTTCTGATAAATCAGCTAATACTTTCTCGAAGTGCTGTTTAGTTTTATCGGCTGTCTTTTGTTCTTCATCTTTTGAAGACTCAAGTTTTTTCAGTCTTACATCTACAACAGCTTCCATCTGCTTATTAGTCATTGTTGTAAATAACTCATAAGCTTCCTGGTTTTCACCGAATAACTTTACGAATTCTTTTGGTATCTGCTCGGAATCCTTATTAGTTAATTTGGCTTGAGACTCCATCATTTCATTGACTTTTGTCTCAAGTAGTTCTCGTTTCTCTCTCTCTGTTTTCAGCTCATCTACTTCTTTGCGCAATTCTTTATTGCTCTTGAGCATACTTTTGAAACGAGGGTGGTCGTCAAACGGAGCTTTCTTGTCAGAAGAAGTATTATCGCCCTTCTTCGAAGGCTTGTCCGCTTCCTGTTTGTCGTCTTCCTCTTTGGAATCTGGCTCAGATTTAGGTTCTGATTCTTTCTTTTGATCTTCTACTTTGTCTTCTTCTTGATCTTCGGTTGGCGAATCCTCGGCTTGAAAGTCACCGATATCCAAGTTAACTTCTGTTTCACTTGGAATTCCTGCCAAAATGTCTTTGTCCATATTCAGGCTTTTTTAGGGATAAAACGGTTAACCCATGTTAATAAGTTTTATAGAACGGTTGGTGGTTGCACTGGTTGTACCTGTTCTGGTTGCGCTCCTGGCATTCCTGGAGGCATTTGTGGGGCTGGCTGAACCAGGTCCGGGAATAGGGCTTCTGGTGTATTTCCCCATTTATACAATCGCTCTGCTGCTTCTTTTGGATCTGCAATATCTAAACGCTCAAATAGAGTAATAGGGTCAATGGCCCCGGCACTCCATAGATCAATAGCCTCGTTTCGTCTGGTTAATGCGTCCTGTGGAATCATTGAGCCTTCCTTCACTGAGATAATCAGTTGACGATTGAGGTCACTGTTCCTTAACTCAGCAAACTCAGCTGAATTTTCCTTACCAATAACTGCTGCAACATGAGGTTCATCATAATACACATAGATCATCTGTACACACCAGTTGAAAATGTCATCAGAGAACTGTTCCAAGTAATCAGTGATGTTTGTGATACGGTTAACATCTTTTTCTGAAATCTGTATCTTTCCTCGTACTGTTTTCTCATTAAGAATTCCCTGAGCTGTTGAACCACGAACACCAAAGATATTTGTAAGCTGATTGCGCTTATCAAACATATCCTCTTGAACCATAGCTGGGAGAGGCACGCCCTGTTCCCGCCTTACGGCCTTTGTAACATCTTCGTCATCTACACTGGCTGCTCCGCCATTACGCATAGCGTCCAAAAATTCTTGTAGTTCATCATTACTTTTACCTGATAGAATCCAACCGCTATTCATTTCATCTGCATTTTTGTCGATCTGCATGGCTCGCTTATTGACCATATCCTGCAAAGGGATAACTTGCTCCATTAAAGAAGTCTGGTCATAAGGTACATCACCCAAGTTGAAAATACTTAGAAATACATATGGCATTCGTGGGTGTTTGAAATGGTTTTCACCTTTAACTTCCCTCTCAACTGTTTCACCAAATTTATTCAATACTTCCTCAGTTGAGCTGTAATTCCAATGTGGATTCTTAAATTTACCTAAAACTTTGTTTTCAATAGTGAAGAAAGTGTACTCCTCAGTCCACCACTCAACGAATTGCAATTTGGTTGCCATCTTTTGTTGAGCCTTCTTTTTAATGTATTTGGCCTTTTTAGGAAATCGTACTATCAGATTTTTAGCGGTTGCTTTACGCTTCTCGCCAACATAATAGCCTTTATAAGAACAGACCTCGATACCAGCCTCGTCTAGAATCAGATTACTGGGTTTAATACGCCTAATGCAGATATCGTCTTCAATAAAGTCCCAACTGATCTTCATTACCCCCAAAAAGTTCTGTAACCAATCCCTTAATACAGTACGATTTTTAATCTTAATCTGTTGTGTATCAGCAATATAAGTGAGCATTTTGTGTACCTTGTCGGCCAGTTCTTGCCCCTCCTTAGTGCTGTCTGCCATTACTACTGGTTCCGGGTTCTGTCTTGACCCAAGCGGTAATAGAGTTTCTACTGCCTCAAAGATAATGTTATCTACAAAACCTTTCTCTAAATCAGAACTGTACTGCTTACCTAACCAATATTCTAATGATACTTTGCGTCTCCTTTCTAAAGAATCACCGTGTTTCTGCCAATTTTGTTCCCACTGCTTTTTGAGCTTAATAAGCTCCTCATCTTTCATTGTTAGAGTCAATTCATCTTCAAAATCAAAAGCACCGCCAGTATTGGCCATGCCACTAGACTTATTTACATTTGAAAACAACTCCCCAACTCTATCTTTAAGCGTTTGTACTGGATTATCCATAACAAAAACGAGACAAAAATTAAACTTTGTCCCGCCTATTCGTTTAGGTTAGGGCTTTGTTAAGCGAACACTACCATATTTTCCCGCCAAAGTCAATTCAGTCAATCCATTTCTCTAGCTTAATACGGCCCAAGTGACCGTTGGCATCAAAGTGTAGTGTTAGAGATCCCCCCTTAATATCATTTACCCCTGCGTCTAGCATTCTCTCAAGAATACTAACCAGCCTTATATATTCTGTTACTGAGTACTGATCAAACCTCTCTCCAATTCTTTTGTTTTGGCTTTGATTTTGGCAAGTCTTGTGATTGGTCATAATCTACAAATGGTGCTTCTGGTGCATCAATAAATGACTTATTCCCTACTGCTGCTCCGCCACCACGCTTTCTTGTCATTCCAGCCCTCCAATAACAGGTGGCATGAGCATAGTGATCGTTACCGTTAGATGAATTCCAAGTAGATACTGGCATTCCAAAAGAATCGGTTGACTCTTGACGATACATGGTTGACCACTGTTCATAATACTCATCAAAGTCTCGTATCTGGCCATTGAGCGGTATTCGTTGGTCGCTAAACTCATCTACAATGAGCTGTAACATACGGTTTCTATCAACAAGAACCGCCCCGGATTCTTTACCCGTACCCCACCTAACAAGCTGCATTGTCTTTCGATCTCTGCTGTAATAACATAAGAATACTCTTCCTGGGAACTTCTGGCGCAAGGCTCTTGGCCCAGTAATATCTGGCAAAGCGTCTACTACTAATACGGCGTTATCATTCTTTTTCATCAACCGCTCAATCTCTTCCCAGTCCTCTGTTACCCCATAATGGAAAATACCTTCCTTGTTCCCCATGACATAATGTTTCTTAATTCCACTGTCACAACCTATAACTATATTCTCCTGTGAGTTTACATCATCAGTACAGTTCTTATAGATCATGTCAGGAGTGAGCGTGTTGTCAGTTCCTGAAAAGGGTAATCCTAAAACAAAATTATAAAAGTAGTTCTTTGATTTGGTATTGAAATCAGTGATTATTTCACTTGCCGTTATCCATGGGGCCATTAAGTGCGAGATGTGGAATCCGCTGAACTCCTTGTTCTTAAACTTTTCAATCCACCGACCCACTCGCCTTTCCTCATCTGAGAGTTCAGCCTGACAGAATCTGCACTGAAACACCTCTCGTTCCATACAAACGTTCTCCGGCCATTTAAGGTACTGCTCCTTCTTACAGGTCTTGCAGATAATAAACCACTCCTTTTGGTCACTACGGGGCCAATAACGGCTAACGCCGTGACCCTCTACACTGGGGTTACTGAAATGCCACTCCCCCTTGTATTCACTGTGTTTAAGCCTAGAGCCATAAGTATCAATGACTTCTAGTTTTGATCTGTCTTCCTCATCATGGACATTTAGATCTGACGGAATCATAATGGCTGATTTCTCGCTCCAAGTGCCACGAAAATAAATCAGGTTGTCTCCGATCATCTTTTGCTCAATACTGTCCCTGTCCTTGGTATATTCTTGTAAAATTGGATTGTTCTGTATCAATCGGTTCACTTTTCCATTAACGAAATCCTTAGCGTCTGTAAACGAGGGTAGAGTATAGATCGAATTATAACCCTTAAACTTAACAATGTAGATTGTTTTCAGTAGGTTGATTAAAGAACCGCCGACCTGAGAACATTTATACATTACCTGTTTAGGGCTGAAATCATTGGCTATATCATAAAGAAACAAGTGGTTGTAGAAATCTAATGGCTTACCGTCCTCAGTCTTGATCTTGTTCTCCGTTAGCCAAATCATGAACGACTTGTCCCCTAACATAAGTTGCTTTTATTTCTTCTTCTGCCTTTTTAATTATGTCTATGATCTCCTCGTCACTCTTTCCGCTCTCTATCTTTTCCCCTTTAGTAGTATGGTCAATCTCTTGTTTAATACCAAACTCTACTCGTTTCTTTTTCTCTAAGTACCATTGTGCATCTCTTGGATTCTCTAAGCTTCGCACTATTGTTTGCCTTGCTTTAAGTATTGGCCTTTCTTTCAATGCCTCTTTACGCTCTATAAACTCTGGGTTCTTCTTCTGATAATTATACAGTGTTTGTAGACTAATCTCAGCAAATAAACAGGCTTCTCGATCACTTCCACCAATCCCAAAAACGCTTTCAAGTTTGTTTATCATGTCGGTATCCATAATGGTAGGTCTTCCACCAGGGTGTTTTTGTTCTGTTTTCTCTTTTTGTTCCATATACTATTCCTCTGTCTTCTCTTCGATCTTTACCTCTGCCTTTTCTTTTTTAGCCATAGTGTTACTTTAAGTATTTTTTAGCTTCTTTAATCATGGACTTTTTATCGCTTCTAGTTAATCTTGACTTTTCTTGCTCTATTATGTCCCTCCGTCGTTCTTCAAACTCCCCATGCCCATAAACCTCTAGATATATTCTCTTGGTTACCCCATAAGGCTGACAGAAGTCCCTAACATGATCTCTAAGATATTTCTTATCATCTAACTTACCATCAAACTTGCGGTATATAACTCGTTTCCCACAAAACTTACAGACCTCTTTTCTTACCTCGTCATCATCTAAAGTAATCTCAAAAGAACAATAGCTTTCCTTTGGACATTTCTCATCAGACATAATTTGCTGTTTTTCCGCTTAAATGAGCTAAAACTGATTCATAGCTTCCCTTAAATATCTTTTTAGCTTGGTTCTCAATATCCTCAATGTAGCCTTCCCCTTTTACTGCTTTGATCTGAGTATTGAACCAATCTTTTCGGTTATGTGCTGAGTAAGCACTGGCAGTATGGCAAAGTCTACACAATGGAATACCGTTTGGTAGATACCAGCGTACTGCTAGACCTTGGCTTCTATTTTTGAAATGGTGTGGATCCTTGGCCTCTTTATGGCAAATGAAACACTTTGAACCCCTGAGAATAGCCTCAGACCAGAGTTTATCTAATTTATTGACTTCCTCACTTGTCATTAAAATCTTGTCTTATTCCAAGTATTGTTATGGGTATCGACTGTTGATAGAGCAGCTAGAGCAGCCCAACACTCCTCAGAACAGTATTTTTTGCTTAAATAACCAGTATAAGTATACCATTTCCCCGGTTCTTTTGGAATAAACCCCTTACCACAAACATCACATTTATTATATTTTGTATCCCCTTTTTTCATTGTATTAGAATTATCATTTTATTTTTCTTCCCCTTTTTGGTCTGCAGAATTATTGTCTTAATATACTCAGGCCCGTCATCTGGCAAGTACCCCATCTTAACTAGTGTGTCAGACGTAAATTTAGCCCCCAAGACAGCGTTATCTGCATCTCTGGGCTTACCGCTACATATCTGGGTTACTGACAGCGTACAGGGCCACTTTAGAGGTTTCGGTATTTTCTCCTTCTTTAGGCTCCAACCAATCTGTTCGTGCCAATAATCTACCATCTTTTTTCGTGCTGCCCAATGTAATCCGGAATATACGGTGTTGAGGGTTGGCGGTAGTTCATCAAATTCTAGTCTATGCATAAATCTATATTCAATTGACAAGTAATTGACAAGTAAAAATGGTGCGGGGTATTGGGTAGACAGGAACCCAAGTTTGTGGTTTCATAGAATCTTATTTAAAATTTGGAGTGAGGACGAGGAATTGAACCTCGGTCACTGCTGCCACAGAGCAGTGCTCTACCTCT